AATTATGTTGTTGGCTTGCAGGAGGCAGAAGTTGATTGCCCCGAATGTAAGGGCGGCGGCAAACTAGAAGTGACTGTGGAGGTTGATTCTTTCCGCGATATAGATTGCCATATGTGCAATGGAACTGGAAAGTTGGAGGAAGACGATGAGTAAGGAAGAAATGGAGAAGATGCTTGATGAGGTGTTCCGCAAGGTATTTGGGGAGTTATGGTGATGGGAGATGGAAGAGTAGAGATCGCTTACGTTATTGATAGGGTGATCGACATCATTATTGCGGAAGATAAATTAGGTGCAGCGGTTGAGTTCAAGCGCGAACTTTTAAACGTGCTTGAGGGAAAAAAGAAATGAACACTGAAAGACAATTACGACACGTTGATCTTTGCAGTGGTATTGGAGGTTTTTCTCTTGGGTTTGAATGGGCTGGATTGTCCAAACCAATCTTGTTTTGCGACACCGAGAAGTGGTGTCGTGAAATACTAGCAAAGAATTTTCCAAACGTACCTATAGCTACAGATGTAAAGGAGTTAGCTAATGACCCAGAAAGACTTGTTCCCGACCACGATATTCTCACAGCAGGCTACCCCTGCCAGCCCTTCTCTGTCGCCGGGAAGCAAAAAGGCTCAGAAGATGACCGCCACATCTGGCCGTACATCCTTAGAATTGTTGCACAAAAAAGACCGACTTGGTGCGTTTTCGAGAATGTTTATGGTCACATCGCCTTGGGCCTCGACAAGGTGTTGTTTGACTTGGAAAGCGAAGGCTACTCCACAAGGACGTTTGTTGTTCCAGCTTGCGGCGTCAACGCTCCCCACAGAAGAGATAGATTATGGATCATCGCCCACAGTGAACTGGCCTACTCCGTCAGCATCAGACGTGGAAGGAGGAACAGCACAGGATGTGAAACTGGAGAACAACAGGTTCAGTCGGAAGAACAAGGACGGGGTTCGGTGGGGCGTGAAACTAAGGGACGCGGTGAATCATACGGAGAAGATGTGGGCAACGCCCAATACGATGGATCACTTGCCACCGAGATCGGAGGAGTCAACGAAGAAGATGCAAGAGGGTCATCGCAAGGGCAGAGCCAGACCGAGCAATCTCCGAGAGCAAGTGGACGAGAAAACGATGTCAATGTGGCCTACTCCGTTAGCACGAGATTACAAAGGGGGGCGCAAAGCGGAAACGCTTGCGGCAGCAGGGCGCAACGAAACGAACAGTCTTCCAGACGCAGTAAACTCACAGATGGGCAAAACTGGATCGTTGAACCCAACGTGGGTCGAGTGGCTCATGGGGTATCCAGAAGGGTGGACAGACTTAAAGGATTAGGGAACGCGATTGTTCCACAGATAGCAATGAACATAGGATTAGCAATAAAGGAACAGGAAGATGTCTAACATGGAAATTAATAAACCGACATTTCGATACTTGCTTGATCGTTTGATTGACATAAAAACCCAGTCAGACTTGGAGGACTTGCGTGACGAGTTCCAAGATTATTTGCCTCTTGATCAGTACGAGGAGCATTACGATATTCATTATGCTCTTGATGAGGTGAAGCGTGACTACATTAGGAGAGCTATTGACAAAAGTAAGAACTTAAAAAATGCTGCTAATTTATTAGGTTTAAAAAGTTACCAAGTTTTACAGAATTGGATGTATAAATTGGATATTGAAAAGTGATAGCGGCGGCGGCGTGCCTTAGTCTCGCTTTGTATCATGAGGCACGCGGGGAGAAGTTATTGGGTCAGTTGATGGTGGCTAGGGTGATTGTTAATCGCATGGCGTCACCACGCTGGCCCTCTTCTATGTGCAATGTCATTACGCAAGATCGTCAGTTTTCGTTCTATCGGAACAACAAAACACCGAAGCCCAGAGATGAAGTGGCGTGGGTCAAGGCTCAAGAGCTTGCGGTTAAGATCATAAACGACCCGGATACTTTGCCTTACAGCACCGCTGATCACTATCATACTGTGAATGTTCGACCAGTGTGGCGCAGAAAGCTCTACAGAATTGTTCGTGTTGGGCGGCATATTTTTTATTCATATGAGGAACCAAAGGCTTTAGATGAGAGCATTAGACCTAAATCACGAAAGGATTAGCGATGGCGATGAGCAAAGAGCGATTAAGTCCAGAAAGAATTGAGGTAATTGTATCGAAGATGCTGCAAGATATGCCAGAATCTTATTCGATGCCAGAGATGCGAAACTTAGTAGTGGAACTTTTATTCGGGTTAGGTTTGCATCCAAATGATCTGCCGTTTTTTATGATGATGGTTGTTGATGCGTACATGGGCGAAAGACATATTGATCGCGCGGCAGAAAAGTGATATAACCCGAACAATTCCTTGTTGGAGCTAATTTTATGTCATCACCTTTTGCTAATCCTTTTATGAATACGGGTATTATGTCGATGATGGGTGGGCAATCACAACAAGCAGAGCCAGTTAACCCGTTTGAAGGCAATGAAGCCTACACAGCTATGATGGACTATCGTAAATCCATGCGCCCGGACGAAGACCAACGCGCTCAGATGCAGTCTTTGATGGATGCTATGCAGCCTAGTCAAGAAGAACAGGATCGCATGGGCGAGTTACGCACTGCTTTTGAGAACACTGGTGGTTTTAAAGATTACCGAATTAACCAGATGGAACAGCAGATGCAACGTATGCGTCAGCCCCGGATGGGCATGGGCCTTGGCAGTCAACGACCAATGGGTATGGGTATGTTTGGCGGGTTTCCGCAAGTCCCACAGAGACAACCGCAGGGTATTATGGGCGGATTTGGTCAGCAGCCTCAACGTCAGTTCGGAGCTATGGGATATAATCAGCCGCAACAGCAGTATCAACAAATGCCACAGCCACAATATCAGCCATATCAAAACCCTTATCAACAGCAAAGACCGCAACCACAGCAGTATGGCGGTTACGGAATGGGTCAGCAGATGGGTGGATTTGGTGGTTACGGCGGAATGTCGAATCCGTACCAGCCGCAGCAGTATGGGAACCCGAACAATTTTATGGGTTATCAGCAACCGCAGCAGTATAATCAACCAGCAGTAATGTTTTAAGCTGGTTGATTTAAAGACTATTTAATAATTTTTTTAGTTCTTTGTGCTATATACTGAAAAATTCCCGAACCTACTTTTTTCTGTACAACACTTACTAGACCAGCTTGGTTAGCCATAAGAGCGTCTAGTCTGAATGGGCCTCCTGCATGTTGCCCGATGTGGTAGTTTATTTTGTCACCATATTTAGTTTCTTTTAGTGCGTTGCTGAAGGCATCTCTGTTTTTAACGCCCACAAGGTCTACAGTGTTTGTATTTTCATTCTTCGATGAATTGGATGTTTGATTTGTCATTTATTAGCTCCCTTTCAAACATTTCTATTATAGCCTCAATTTCTTCTACTTGTTGATGAAGAGTAAACCGCCTTCTGTTGTTGGCATCTGTTTTCATAGACAGAAGGCGATTACTTAACATTTTTTTAATTTGAGTTGTTTTTTCGGACATAGATCAATCCCACTTAGCGTTACCTTTTAAAATAACAGCATTGCCAACAATGCCCGTTCCGCAAATCTTAGTTGCTTCTTCGTTAAATGGTAAGCCTTTTAGCAATCCTTCTTCATTAACAAGAATCTGGATTTCTGAATTGTTTGGTGATCTTACCATTTCGACCAAGCCACCGACAAGAGCTTGCGCTTCTTCCAATGTGGGTTTTTTGTCTTCAATTGTTGTAAGCATAGTTTCTCTCCTTTTTGCTAAAACTTAGTATTATTACCACAACTTCCCATATATGTCAAATATTATCCCGACCAGTTTGGCGTTCATATTCGCCACGAGAGAATGGCCCATCCATAGTTCCAAGCCATTTTTCTGAGCCGCCAAGAGACAGGGCATATTTACGGATTAAACCCATTTCTAACGCTTGTATAATTGTGCCTTTGATGGTGCTTTCCTTACCACCATTCTTAATTGCGATAACGCATGGTTCAGTTAGCACTGACTCGTGAACAGCATTGTAAAGGCCGTCATTAGTTCCACCATGAGTAACAGCACGACCATCGTTCTCTCTCATGCGAACGAAATCAACCACATGGGTTATACGTTCTCTAACTGCTGAAGACATAGCCAGAGATCGGATGTCTACAGATCGGTCTTCTAGCAATCCCGTATCAGGATTACGGATAAAGTGTCTTATCTCACGATTAGCTGGCCCGTTTGATTTAACAACAGCACCATCGAACACAGCGTTTCTTGCGTAATCCAATTGCAGATCACGACACCGCTGACGCCCTGTGCCTTCATCCACAGACCAGACGGCGAACGCAGAGCGCACACCATCGACAATAGCAGATGTACCTCTAATGAGGTTACGCGCTTGTTCTGGCGTTGTGACAGGCTCGTTGTCTCTGATCTTAGCCATATGGTGATTAACCATGACCGTAGCCCCTGGTTCGGTTGCCATCTGTGCAAGTAAGCCCATAAATGCAGCCCCTGCCGCTGGATCAGCGTTTACATCAGCATGAACAAACGAGGCCATAGGATCAATAATGATTAGCTTGAGTTCTTCCATCTCTAGCATCTGGTCATAAATGCGAGAGAACTCTTCGCCCATCAGGTAGGTGTTGTCGAACTTCTGCATGATTGGAAACACACCGCCGAGGTTTGGTAGTGGCAGCACACGCAGCTTATGTTCGTAATGTTCCCGGTATTTACTAGGATCAAGCCTAGAGATACGTCTGTGCATCTCGTCTTTATCGTCTTCCGCAGTGATTAGAATTACGTCACCATGCTCCGCAACCAAACCACCAAATGCGCTTTGCATAGAAGCCCCGGATGCAACCTTCATAGCTAGATCAAGCGTCATCATGCCTTTACCACTGTCACCCGCAGCCGCAAACACAACAGGAACGCCAAGAGGTATTGTATCGCCAATCAGAAAATGTTGTTCGGGAGCCGAGCCAACAAAGTATTCGTTGATTAACAGGCTATCGTCTACAAGACTAATAGGCTTCTTCACCTTGTTCTCGTTAGTCTCTAACATCTTTTCGATGTTGAAGCCTTCTTCTATTGCATCAGCCGCGTCCCACTTCTCTTCCTTAGTGGACGGTATTTTCAGCATCATTGTGGATTTTGCACCCGCTGCTTTCGCTTGAGCCTCGACAATACGCGCTAACTTTTTACCAGCTTCATCATTATCAGGCCATAGAATTACGTCTTTGTTACGCAGATGCGAGAAGTCAAACTTACTTGCAGTATTCTCAGATAGCATCCCTGCACCACCTATTGTGCAAGTTGCGGTATAGCCCAACGCGTTTAAAGCATCAGCGCATTTCTCTCCTTCGACCCATATAATCTTATTCGCGTCTAATATGTTCGGGATATTATACAGAGGTCTGGGTTCAGGCACACCTTGGCGACCATTCATGAACTGGCGAAATTGTTTCTTAGGCTTCCCGGCACTATCCCGAACAATTCCACCACTTGCGTCCCGGTCATAGTATTTTCGGACTGAAACAATCACGACTCCATCTGCATCTGTATAAGTATATTCTTCTTCAAACGGCGTACTTGGGTTGATGGATGTCTTTTGTTCGGGTTTTTGAGGTTCTGTCGATACAGTAAAACTTTCAGGGTTGTTCGGCTTAACAATGTTTTCAGGAGGCGCTACATAATCTTGTGAGATATATTCAGAGAGCATTTTAACACACTCTTTCAGATCATATCCCCGACCTTCTTTTAGAATTTTGCAGATACCACCAACGCCATCCCCTGACTCAAAGTCCATTCCTTTTAGAAACCAAGGACTACTTGTATCAATGTTAATTCTTAAAGACTTTCCAGCTTCACCACTTAGGGAGCCGATAAAAAATTCTTTGCCACGGATTACCCCTGATGGGTATGTATCAACTAATATTTGCAACTGGACGCTACGAGGAACTTCTTTAGATATTCTCTCTGCGACTTCTTTTGTTGTCTTGCCAAAACTTAAAACATTCATTACTTTGCCCCTATATACCCTGTTCTACTTATTAAATGTGAGGTGCGGCCTACCAAGCACACCTCACATTTTTTTTATGATTCCCAACAACTCTGCTTAAATTCACAAAACTTACACAAAAAGAAATCTTTACTTTGAGCAATACGCGGTAGAATGTCACCAGCTTTTGCTGCCGTCAAGATATTCACTGCCCTGTCGCTTGCCTCTTGAGCCAAACGCTTATTGTAAGGAACGAGTTCATAGTAGATTTCTGAAGTGTTCTTATTAACCACAGTAAACAATGCCGGGTTCTCATATAAATCCATATACGT